ATAATCGTTCCAGATTCGCGACATGGCTGGCGACGCCTGCTCCATGCTGTTCTGAAGTCATACTTTGATACTGGTAAATCTTTTTCGTACTCGACAATCTTGGTCCGAGAGTACGGCGCTCCACTGAAGACGTTCGGTGGCACGGCGAGTGGACCTGGCGCGCTCATCGAGGGTATTGCTGATATTTGCAAGGTCATGGAAAATAGGGTCGGCAAGAAACTCCGCTCTATCGACGTGCTCGACATCTGCAACATCATCGGGCGCATCGTTGTTTCTGGCTCGTCTCGACGCTCCGCACAAATAGCAATCGGTGACCCAGACGATGTTTTGTTTATCCGTGCCAAGAACTGGTCATCTGGTTCGGTCCCAGCATGGCGGGCAAATAGCAACAACAGCATTTACGCCGACTCGTACGACGAAATCATGCCAGAGTTGTGGAAAGGTTACGACGGTTCTGGTGAGCCGTACGGTCTTGTCAATCGTAAGTTGGCGCGCAAGTATGGCCGCCTAAATGAACAGAAAATCGACAATTCAATCGAGGGTTTCAATCCATGCGCTGAAATTGGACTTGCTGATGGCGAGTCGTGCAATCTGGCAACGATTTTCCTGCCGAACATAGAATCCAAAAAGCAATTGACCCAAATTTCAACGCTGCTCTACAAAGTGCAAAAACACATTACGACAATGCTGTATCCGTACGAGAAGACAACGAATGCTGTCAGAAAGAACGCGCGCTTGGGCCAGTCCATTACTGGCATTTTGCAGTGTTCGGAAGAGCAAATCTCGTGGCTTGATGATGCGTACACCAACCTGCAGGACTTCGATTCCAAGTGGAGCGACAAAAACAACCTGCCCAAATCAATACGCCTAACCACCGTTCAGCCATCTGGAACGTTGAGTCTTTTGCCTGGTGTGACACCAGGAATCCATCCTGCCTACGCTCGCTACTACACGCGCCGCGTGCGCTTTGGCTCATCCGACCCCCTGGTTGATGCGTGCCGCAAGCGTGGCCACAAAGTGCAATGGGATATTGGCATTGATGGGCGCGAGGACCACACTCGCTACGTCATTGATTTTCCGTGCAAGTCGCCAGACGGAGCAATCTTGGCATCAGAAATGACCGCCGTACAACAGTTGGAATGGGTTAAGAAAATGCAAACAGTTTGGGCTGACAACGCTGTTTCGGTAACCGTTTACTATCGATTGGAAGAACTGTCAGACATCAAGGATTGGTTGTCAAAGAACTACGACTCTTGCGTAAAGTCGGTGTCGTTCCTACTACATGCCGACCACAATTTCCCGCTACCGCCATACGAAGAAACAACGCAAGAGGATTACGAAAAAGCCGTAGCAAAGATTGACACCTCGATTCCGTTGGTGCAGCGTTCGTTTGATGGCGCACTGACTATGGAGGATTGCGCAACTGGGGCCTGTCCAATTAAGTAATGTTGGCCTAGGCCCTCGTAGCCCAATTGGATAGAGCAACGGACTTCTAATCCGTAGGTTCCAGGTTCGAGCCCTGGCGGGGGCGCTAATATTCATTCATGGACAACCGCAACCTATCCCTGTATCCGATAGTCATCAGGGAATCTCGCTATGGGGGTGTGTACGAGAATGGAATGTGGCACGCAATAGCAAGTTGCGAATCAGAAACGTGGAATGCCGATTATTTTGAGTACTTGTATGGCGACGATGAAGCCGCTATCGCTTTCTGGTGGGAATCAGAGGCAGCAAAGAAAGTTGGTGTTGGGAAAACCCCAAATGATGCTCTTGCTGACTTATTCAAAAAACAATTCGCCTAATTTATTCCCACATCTCCTGTGGCACGTGCCACGACTTGGCAGCACGACGGAGTGTCTTGAATGCGCTCACCACTATCAGCGGCAACAAAAACCAGAAAAGAGCCATCTGGCGAACTTCTTTTTTGAAATCGTTTGGCACATCAACTATTGTAGGGGTGACCGATACCGCAGAAAATCAACACTGCATTATTGTTGAGTCTGTCAAAATATTCGGATGATTGCAGCACTAGCCATTGTCGGAACCCTGTACTTCCTTATGCATGTCGCCACGAAAAGGGCGGTTGAAACATACGACGGCTACGGTCAACAGGACCCGTTTATTCCTCGATAAAAATACATTCTCCAGGGCAGTCCTCTGCCGCCTGTATAACGTCGTCAAGCAGTCTGTCGGGGATTGTTGCCGTCTGTGTCATCTGTAGTTTTGGGCCGTCGCCATTCCCATCTGGGCCAAGCAAATTTGGCCAAGTCGTCTCCTTGACATAGGCAAGACCGTCCGCATGCATCACGAAAACGTCCGACGCGAGTTCGGCGCACAGTCCATCGCCAGTACATAAATCCTGGTCAATCCAAACCTTCATCCCAATACCACTTATTTGTTATCTCTGGGTCGTAAATATATTCCTGCGGATTTTCGGAGTCGTATAAATTATGCTCGACCATCTCCTATTTGCTCTTCTTCTTATTCTTGTTGACCAATTCCGCTGGGATAGCCGCAAGCCTGCAGTAGCCACCTGGCTCAATCTTGGCTTTGATGATTTTGCATACGTTTTCTGACTCGTAGTGGGCGCAATGGGCGCAATACACACCAATCCCGTAGTTGTCATTCTTTGCTTTTGGTACGTAGCCGACCCAAATGCCGTTGTCGTCGTTGTCGGCAAGTTTGCCAAATCTTAGGGCAATCGATTGCATGGCAGATATAAATTCTTTTTCTGCTGGCGGATGATACGGCGGTTTAACCGAAGTGGGGTCGGCCACCTCGTGTTCGTCGTGTTCTACTCTTGCGCCTTTAATTTTGCCACTGTAGTTGCCCCAAGTGTTATTCATTTTCTGGCTCCTGGTGTTTATTTCTACCCGTTGAAATCATGAGGCCAGCCAAAGTACCCGTGATAAACGTAGCCACCGAGGAGAGAACGCCAAAAAACATCTTGTCATTCTCTGCCTGTGCGCCAATTGGCTGCGTGACGAAAACGAGAGCGTAGAGGACGCCGATGGTCGTGATGGTGAGGACTCCGCCGAGAATGCAACCAACAACAAATTTAAGTCTTGCATCTAGTTCCTCTGGGGTCAATCGCTGTTTATCTTTCATGACTCCTCCTCTATTGTCGGTGCGACGAACTCTCTCACAATCCGTCTGTAGGTGTTTACCACATTTTTAGTCCACGGAAAATCTCGGTCGGCTGTGTCGGCGGAAGCCCATTTGATTGAACCTGGTGGACCGACATACTTTCCCTCAACCCATTTCCCTGACGAATGTAACGCACCTTCCATCACATCCACGATGCTTGTGGCTTTACGTCTTTGAAGAATCTCGCAGGCACGTTTAACCTGTCCGCGGACACCCGAATAGGTGTAAACAGAACCTGAGTCGTATGAGCCGACCCCCAGCCCGTTGCCCTTCAATCCGTCGCCTCGCGTGAACCAGTGTGTTTCTGACCAGCCGATAGCGACGATGAGTATCGGGTCTACGCCGTGCTTGCGGCAGACATTCCTGACTATCTTCCAGTCTTGTTCGGGGATTCCGAGCGGCGTACTACTCATTCTCTATTCCAACCAAATCTTTCCAGCAAACGTTTTCTATCTCGCATATTGGCGGGTTGCATTCCTTGTTATCCCAGTTCTCAGGATCTTGGCATTCGTATCGGTAATGTCCGTCGTAACCACACCCAGCCAGTACCAACAAAAAAACAGCCGCTAACTTTTTCACTCAGCGTCTTCTTTTGGCGCTTTTTTATCCACTTTTGCAAAAACGGCATTGATTTCATCTGCGTCAAGCTTCCCATCATCAAGGAATTCCCTAGAAAGACCTTCAACAACCGTCGCTACGCCAGCAATACCGGCCATGAACACAGCCTTCCAAATTGGAACCCCAGCAATTGTTCCGGCTCCAATAACGCCAAGGCCGCTTGCGGCAAATGTCGCAAGCATGCGGAGAAGGATGTTCTGTAATGTTGACATAATTTACTTTCTTTTAATGTGCCACTCAATGTGGTCGTTTAAACGAAGTCCTACTTTGTCAACGCTTTTTTTAACATTTTTTATTTCATTCATAACAACATCGTGATCAAGTTTGTTTTCATTTCTAAAATCACCCATGAACTTAATGAGGTAGCCAATACCAGCTCCAAACAACGGAATAGTTGTGGTCAATATCGCAATCCAAACCGCCTCACTCATAATTATGCACGTCGGCCTTTTTTACGAACGTTTACCGGAACATCTTTAGCGTATTTAGCAGGAATGCCCTCCCGAGAACCGGCGGGAGCATCAGGATTAATTGGTCGAACAAAACTACTTGGGCCAGCTTTATATTCAGACTTTTTAAATCCAGGAGTAAGTTTGTGACGAAGCAACCCAACTTTTCCTTCATGCCCCAAGTTTTTATCTAAAAAACGCACGTCGTGGGTGTCAGCGTCATATGAAGGAAAAGTTTGACGATTACCATGACGATCAACCATGTCCCATTGTGTAGGTTTTTGTTGTTTCTTTGTTGCCCACACAACAGCCTGTGCTGTTTTGCCTGCCGCAAGGCGCTGGGCTACTCGCTCAACAGGAGTTTGTTCGCTAATGCTTCCAGTTAATTTGTAATTGGCAGGTGCATTGTAATCTGGTTCACGCTCACCAGGACGCAGCACTCGATTCATTGTTTGCTTTGTGTAATTTGAGTGGGTTAGGTAGGGGTAATCTCGTGCTAAACCAATGGCTTCATTGTCACGAGAACCCCTTATATTAAAATCGTGAATCCAAGGACCAGCAATCGTTGTTTCATGCCAAGGAACATCAGACCACATGTTTCCTCGTAGAACAGGAATCATTCCATGAGTTCGTGCCGATCTAGCGCCTTTGCGTGATTCCATAATTGCTAACGCTCCGGCAAATTGTGGATTTTCTGCCCAATATGCAGAGCGAATCTTTTGCGCTTTAAGTACGGTATTGTCCTCTGGGTTTCCTATGCCTGCATGACCACTTTCTGCATTGCACAGCGCCGTGCACTCTGGGGTTCTGCAACCAGAGCAAGAATCAAAGATGCCACTGGTATCGGCATGGGCAAGTGCCATACCCATTTGGTGGGTTGCCCGAATACGAGGGTCTGAGTGTTCTGCGTTTTTTAAAATCTTTGCGTTTTGCCAGGCCTTTTCTTTTGATCCTGGACCTTGAGAACCGCTAATCATTTGCAGTCCTCGACCACCCTTAAGGGGATGTGACTTTTTAAACAAATCCCAATCTTTTTGAACCTTATCTTGTCCCTCAAAGGTAGAAAGCGGTGCTCTATATTCAGCTTCGCTAACTGAATTAACAATGTCTGTCAATGACTTCTTACGTGCCATCTTTATGCTCCTACTGGGTAATCGTATTGATCTTTTTGACCTTTAGCCACGTGCATAGAACGACGACGAAGATCGTCTTCTTGCAACAGTCTTCCAACTTCTTCCGGCCTTTTTTCATCAGATTTCTTGCGATCAAGCATTGGCTTTTGTGGTCCAAACGTATCCACAGGTGGTTGGAACTGCGCTGGAGAAATAATATGGTTATCGTTACCATCCCCGGCAAGATTCTTTTGCACAGTGTATCCAGTGGGTTGATAAGTGTTTACACCAAGTTCGTTCTTGAGAAACGTTGCCAACACAAATGGGTGTCGACGCTCACGAATCTTAGGGGGTGGGGCAATTTGAAAGGTTGCATTAAATGCATTAATGCGGCTTTGATACATCCCAGGACTGTAAACACCTGGGGTGTAATAGCCTTGTGGAGACAAGCCATAGCGAGGTGCAATAGCCGATTGCAAATCGCTGGTGTCTGTCAGCCGATCAGTTGGCTCCTCAGCCTCGCTGCCACCAATGTCGGCGCTAGTGTCCGCGCCGCCTTCCATATTAGTCGGAGACAACCGTGGGGTTCGGGCGGTTCATGTGGCCGCCATCATTGTATGAGTATTCCCACTGCGGCATACCATCGCCTGCCATTGCACCCTCAACGAATTCGCTGAGGACTGACGGGGCCTCGATCCACGAAGCAGAGCCAACGTGGGCTCGCTCGCGCATGGTATCGGCAGCATGCTTATAGAACATCTCGGCGTTGTTGTGGTTCTGACGCATCGGAGATGGGGCAGTGTCCATGTACGCACCGACTGCGAAGTCGTTTGGCACATCGGTGTCGGTTGCGACACCTTCTTCAAAGCGAAGAGGGCCCTTATTCATCGGAATGCTCGGAGCCATGGTGCGCTCGAAAAGAATCTCGTCGCGGCTTCGCTCAGGGAACATTGGTGCAGGTGCAACTGTCATGTAACACTCCTTAGATTGACGTGTTAATCAAGAATACCATTAATTAAAGAAAGGGTTTTCTGATACCTGAATAGTGGGTAAGGTGTCGTGGATAGTCATAGAACAGGCTAATGCTAATGAATCTGGGTAATCGTCAAAAGCTCCCTTTTCGTCAGGGGCCTCTGCCAGCATGTATGGACCTCGATAGATTTTTTCAAGGTCGTTCATTTGTTGATTAAAACGTTTCCACATCCTTGAGCGTCGAGCTTTAGAGTGCCCCGGAATAACTAACTGTTCTCGTTGTATAAGTTCTGTAAGGTGAACCCAACGCTCGTTTTGGTTCTTTGAATCTGACAATACAGAAATGACTTCAATTTGTGGCAAAAGGACCCGTAGGCGCTCTGCAACAGCCCCGCCCACACCCTGAGCATCTACTCCAATTCTTAAAATTTCATAATTACGCAAGAACTCAATGATTTGGAAATACTGTTGTTCCCACTCCTCATTGTTGATTTCAAGCCAGCTAAGGATGCGGTGTTCGTAAAAACCAAAGGGGTCTGGATGGTCCCAATCAACCCATACAACCGTAACAACGGTTGAGTCGTTTGATCTTGCTACGTCAATTCCTACTACAACTTGTGTACGCCACCACTGTTTGAC